GAAGGCAATCAGCAAAGCTCCGCTGGTTCCCGAATAACGGAGTGGCCGAGGATCTTCGCACCGCTCTGCGTGCTGCTGGGGGTGCGCGATGAGCGACTCGAAGGCAGCTCAGGCGATGCGGGCCGGGATGAGGCTCTGCCCTGACGAGTACAAGCAGAGCATGCCCCTCAAGGCCGTGTGGCTCGCGGGGTTTATGTGCGGGTACCGGTTCAAGCAGGAGGAGCCGGCCGAACAGGAAGGAGAGAGCCGTGGCTGAGTCAGCCGTTTTTGACGATGCTCCAGTGGTCGTCGCGTCCGAACACGATCTCGACCGGCTCGGCGACGCCCGGGATTGTGAATGGTGTGGAACCGTGCCCCTGCGACGTCGAGGCCGCGTTGACGATGTGCGTTCCGAGCTTCCAGTCGATGACATAGGCGGTGCCGCCGACGGTCAGGGTCCAGGTGTGGTTCGAGGTCATCTCGGAATCGTACCGGTGGATCTCGCCGCCGCCCGAGAGTTTGTCGCCGCCCGTGACCGCCACCATCAGCCGCCCATCGGGCACAAGTTCAGCGTCGGCGTCGCCCGCGGTGAGGTCCTCGTCGGCGTCGCGATCGTCGGTCGCCCAGTGTCCCGCATCATCCAGTCGGAGGGTGCGACTCTCGAAGTGATCCGCTCAGCGACGGACGGCACCCGCAACGCGGACTCGATGCTCTACGGCGCCGCTCGTGGGGCCGCATTCGCGCCACCCTTCAATCTGGCTACTTCCGACCGGTACACCTGCTCGGAATCAGCCGCGCTTACATCGCCAGAAGCCCACGCGGTGAGCGCATGCTGCAACGCCAAGGCGGACACTCGACCGTTGGAACGACCCGGAGAGCCAAGAGCAATCGTCGCGGCGATACCGCGGCGTTCATCGGCTGGCAACTCGAGCAGGAGTGCGGCGGCTGCCCTGCCTCTCGACTCCAATGCGGTGTAGAAAGCGCCGTCATCGTCAGCGATCATCGCAGCTGCCTGTGCAGCGTTGGCGCCGAGAAGGTCGATAACCGCCGCTCTGATTCGTTCCTGGAGTTCGCGCCTATGCGTGGCTCGCGCGTTGAGAGCGTCCCTGACCCACGGCACCAGCGCAGAGCCCGTGAGGGCTATCACGGCGCCGAGCACGACTGCCCAACCTTCATCCATGACGGAACCCTATCGGTGTCGAAGGGCCGCCCCGCAGGGCGGCCGGCTGTCCCGCCGGCCGCCCGCGTGGGCTACGGCTTCTTGCGCCGCGTGATCGTCTTCTTCGCGTCGGAGTACGCACCGGAGATGATCTTGTCGGCCATCGCCCGCGCGACACCCTCCTTCTCGTACCCCTGGCCGCCATCGGTGGCGATGATGTCTGAGCCGTTGTCGCCGATGAGCTGCCATGCCCACTTGCCGTCTGCTCGTTCGTACAGGTGCCGTTCCGCCATGCTGAGCTCCTTCGCTCGTCTCGTAGGTGAGCAGAGCCTACCGATGCTCAGTCGCCCGCGAGGATCTCGTTAGCACGAGCGCGCACACGCTCCGCATCGACGTGACCCTCCGAGTCGTCACTGATCTCCAGCTCGATCCCGTCGGCGCTGCTCATGCCATTCTCACGAGCCGTGGCAGCAACCTGCTCCGCCAGAGCTTCGTGCATGGTGTCGGACGCCTCGTCGATGATGTGCTTCGCGATCTGATCGAAGTTGTTCGTGAACTCGATGCCCATGTGGATCTCCCTTCGTCCTCAGCCCAGCGCTTCGGTACGCCTCATGATGTTGGTGACCTGGGTCGCTTTGCAGTCTCGACACGCGAAGTTTTCTATCTGCGGTGTGTCGCCAGTCGGTGTTAAGCTGTGCTTGCACCTGAACTATGACCGGAAGCCTCGCCCATCTCGGCGGGGCTTTCGGCGTTTCCGGGTGTGGCCCCGCCACCACACGTTCTCATCCCTCTGCGGAGCGACCGCCGCTAGCCATGACCTCACGCTGCCCGACATCGGATCGGGAGCCGTCGAGCGAGCAGCACCCGGGCTGGTCGCATGATGCGCACCCTCGAGCGGTGATGGGCGGCGGGGCTCCGTCTTCCGGCTCGCCTTCGCTGTGGCGCACATCGTCCCGCGTGCAGGCTGAGCGAGCCGGGCACCTGTGATCCCTGAGCGAAGGGGAGCCGACCGTGAGTAGCCGCAGCATCCGGGACGGGAAGGGCCACCGCGCGTACCGCCGTGAGCAGGCCGCCCTCAAACGCCGCACGAAGGTGGAGGACCTGCCGTGTGGGTACGGCTCTCCGTCGGGCTGGGGCTGTGGCGAGCGCATCGACACGGACCTGCCGTCCACGCACCGGATGAGTTTCACCGCCGATCATGACAAGGCGATCGCGAACGGTGGCCGGCTCGTCGGGCAGGTCCTCGTGCCGATGCACCGCCGCTGCAACTCGCTGAAGAGCGATCACGCCGCTACCGAGATATGGGCGGCGTCATAGACCGGGAGGACCTACCATGCGCAACACGAGCAACCGCGTCGACGTCGTCATCGCCGACCACCCCGCTGCCGTCGAGGTGCAGCACGGCGAGCCGATCGTCGAGGCTGTCGACGTCGCACCGGACCCGCACCGTCGCATCATCGTGCTCGCACCGACGAAGCAGGCCGGCCAGGAGTACGCCGAGTCGCTGAGCATCGAGCCGGTCGCCATCGTCACACCGCGCAGCCCGCGCGCATCGTACGGCCTCACCGCCGACGAGATCGTCGAGGCACCGGACCTGACTACCGACGTGGTCGCCGAACTCATGATGCACGCTGGCCCGTCGCTTGCCATGAGCGCGGTCGAGTGATGGCCGTCGTCCGGGGGAGCGTCACGACCCGAGTGCTCGTCGCGGTGGGGGATACCGAGCCCGTGGAGCTCGCCACCCTGACGACCCGCCTCCGCCCGTCCCGCCGTGGCCATGGTGTCGTGCTGAACCTGCGTCGTGGCCTCGCTCTCGGCTTCCTCCGGCTTGCATGGGCCGCCGCGACCAAGAGAGCCCGCTGAGAGCCCCCGTACACATCGCAGAAAAATCCAGAGTCGCCCGGTCACTGCCCACCTCCCGCGCGGTCCTGGCGGCTCTCTCCGCGGGTGAATTGACGATGTGGGGGAATTGGCAGGGGGTGGGGCGAATGGGACGGCCCAAGGCCCCGTGCGGCACCGACGCGGCATACCGCCGACACCTGCGAAACGGTGAGCCGGTGGACGACGCCTGCCGCCAAGCTCACACGGACGCGCAGCGAGCCCGACGCCGATCCCCGGCCGCCCAGCCCGACACCGTCGACGCCCCTGCATTCACCCGCGACGACGCCAACGCTGACGAGCTCGACGGCGACGACATGAAGCTCATCGTCAACACTCTCCGGACCGCATTCAAGACGGTCGCCGAGAAGGACCCGACCAAGCTCGCACCGATCGCACGCGAGTTCCGCACCGCGGTGGTCGAGGCATCCCGCGCCGGGGACGCGCCGAAGGAGCTGAGCCTTGCCGACCAACTCGCCGCAGCCCGAGCTGCTCGGGCTGCAAGAGCCGCGGGTAAGGGCGCTACCGCTTAGCCGCGTAGACACGCTCGTCGACGACGTCCTCGACATCTGCGACCTCGCGAACATCGAGTGCGACCCGTGGCAGGAAGGCGGCCTCGAGGCGATCGCATCGATCGACGCTGAGGGACAGTGGGCCGCGACCGAGTTCGGGATCCTCGTCTCGCGCCAGCAGGGCAAGGGCAACATCCTTCTGCCGTATGAGCTCGCCCACCTCTATCTGTGGCCGCGTGAGGACGGTGCGCCGAAGCTCATCGGCCACACCGCCCACGAGGGCGCGACCGCCCGCGAGGCATTTCGCCGCGCACGCCGGATCATCCTCGCCTCGCCGATTCTGCGCGCCGAGCTCGTCGGCGGGGGGAAGCAGACCGCGCAGGGCGTGACCGGGATTTCCACGGGCAACGGCAACTGGGCGATCGAGCTGAAGAACGGCAACCGCCTGGTTTTCTTCACCCGCACCGGGTCTGCCGGCGTCGGCGTCTCCTTCGACGTCCTCATCGTCGATGAGGCTCAGCACTCGCCGCTCACCATCCTCGAGGCGCTGCTGCCCGCGACGGATGCGAGCCCGAACAAGCAGGTGCTGTTCACCGGCACGGTTCCGAAGGAAGATCAGGACGGCGAGTACTTCGAGGGACTTCGCGACCGCGGTCGCAAGGGTGGCTTCGAGCGCACCGGATGGATCGAGCACACGCCGGTCGGATCCGACGACCCCGACACGGCAGCGAAGATCGACCTCGGTGATCCGCAGACGTGGCGTGAAGGTAACCCCGGCCTCGGCATACGCCTCGCGTGGAAGACGGTGCAGGACGACTGGGACCGCATGGGCCAGACCAACCCGGAGGCGTTCGCCCGGCAGCGCTGCTCGATCTGGCCGAGCCGGCGCCCCGAGGTCGAGGCGCAGCTCTCCGACCTCGATCTCGAGGTGTGGAAACGGCACGCGGACCCCGGCGCGGCAGTCGCCGGCGACGGGGTCGTGCTCTCGCTCGCTCTCGGTCGCGGTGGCGGGTACGGCACCATCGGCGCGGCCGTCCGGGTCGACTCCGAGCACATCGCTGTCGAGCACATCTGGACCGAAGCGGGCACGCGCTGGATCGCCCCGAAGCTCAAGGAGCTGAAGGCCGCCTACGGCAACGCGCTCGTGGTCCTCGATTCGAAGAACGCGGCCGCTGTCATCGGCGCGCTCGACGCCGCCGGGATCAAGTACCTCGCCATGAACCTCGACGAGATCGCCGCGGCGCACACCCTGTTCATCGAGCACGTGAACGCGGGCCTCGTCCCGCACCGTCCGCAGGACGAGGTCACCGAGTCGCTGCGTCTGGCGACGACGCGGAACATCGGCCGTGCCGGTGTGACGTGGGAGCAGTCCAACCCGACCAAGCCGGTGAGCCAGGCGCAGGCCGTCACCTGGGCGCTCTGGGGCGTGTTGAAGGCCGAAGCATCGCCGAAGAAGCGAACCCCGCCGCCTCCGAAGGCAGCGGTGCTCAAGCGCGACGTTGTCGCGCGAGACGAACTGGATCTCGCGACCGCGCGATTCTGACGAAGGAGGTCCCGCCTTGGCTGAGATCGGATACCAGGCGGACGGCGGCCTCCTCGGATGGGGGAAGCTCACCGCGGAGACGCACGAGGACAATCCGGATCTGCAGTGGCCGCAGTCGATCAACGTGTTCGATCGGATGCGCCGCGAGGATCCGCAGGTCAAGTCCGTGCTTCGCGCGGTGACGCTGCCCATCATGCGCACCGAGTGGGTCATCGACGGCACGGGGTGCCGCCCCGAAGTCGTCGCGCACATCGCCGCTGACCTCGGCCTGCCGATCAAGGGCGAAGCGTTCACCGCGCCGCTGCGCACGAAGGGGCGGTTCTCGTTCAAGGAGTTCCTGCGCCTGGCGCTGCTGATGCTCGTCTACGGGCACAGCTTCTTCGAGCAGGTCTACGATCAGTCATCCGGAGCGACCCATCTTGCGAAGCTCGCGTGGCGGCCGCCGCGGACGATCTCGGACATCGACGTCGCGAAGGATGGCGGGCTGGTCGCGATCAAGCAGCACGGCACCGGTGCCAAGTCCGAGGTGAGGATCCCGGTCGATCGTCTGGTGGCGTTCGTCAACGAGCGCGAGGGCGCGAACTGGGTCGGCGAGTCGCTGCTGCGTGCGGCGTACAAGATGTGGCTGCTGAAGGATCGGCTGCTGCGCATCCAAGCGCTCACCGCGGAGCGGAACGGCCTCGGCCTCCCGGTCTACGTCAGCGGACAGCCGCCCGAGAGCGGATCCTTCGAGGAGACGCTCGCGTGGCTCGATGAGCAGATCGCGAACGGGCTCGCCGTCGCGAAGGACGCACGCGCCGGCGAGAACGCCGGGGTGTCGCTGCCGTACGGCGCGAAGCTCGAGTTCGTCGGCGTGAACGGCAAGCTGCCTGACACCGACAAGCCGATCCGTTACTACGACGAGCAGATCGCTCGCGCCGTGCTCGCCCACTTCCTGAACCTCGGCACCGAGACCGGATCGTGGGCTCTCGGCTCGACATTCGCGAACTTCTTCACCGACTCGCTCAACGCGGTCGCGCAGCAGCTCGCCGACGTGGTCAACCAGCACGTCATCGAGGACCTCGTCGACCACAACTGGGGTCCGACGGAACCCGCTCCCCGGCTCGTACCGGCGGTGATCGGAGAGCAGCAGCAGATCACAGCGGAGGCGATCAAGGCGCTCATTGAGTCCGGGGCTGTAAAGCCCGATGCCGGGCTGCGCGCTTACGTGCGCGACAAGTTCGGCCTCCCGGTCGAAGAGCTTCCCGCCGACGGCGAGGACGGCCGCACCGACGCCGAGCGTGCCGCAGCGGCCGTACGCGCCGCGCAGCAGGGGTATCTCGCGACAGACAAGCCGCCCCTGCGGCAAGAGGAGGTCCGGGACCTCATTCGACGGGCTGGCGCTGACTGGCTCGAAGGTGACGGCCCGGACGTGACTCGCATGCCCGCCACCGAACCTGAGCAGCCCGAGGAGGCCGCATGAACCCGTTCCGACCCGCTGGGCGCGCGAGCGTCGAGCGCACCCCGATCCGCGCCGAGCTGCCGTCGGCGAAGACGAGCGGCACGACCGCGACGCTTCGCCTGTACGACCCGATCGACAGCTGGGGGGAATGGTGGGGCATCTCCGCAAAGGAGTTCACCCGCGTCCTCGACGAGCTGCCCGACGACATCACCGAGATCCGCCTGCTGATCAACTCGCCAGGCGGCGAGGTGTTCGAGGGCATCGCGATCATGAACGCGCTGCGCTCGCACCCCGCGAAGGTCACGGCGGTCGTGGAAGGCATCGCTGCGTCGTCGGCATCGTTCATCGCGGCCTCCGCTGATGAGCTCGTGATGATGCAGAACAGCCAGCTCTACATCCACAACGCCTGGGCGGTCGTGATCGGCGACGCCGCGGATCTCCGCGACGTCGCCGACGAGCTCGAGACGTCGTTCGATCGGAACATCGCTTCGGTGTACGCGGCGAAGTCGGGCGACTCCGTGGAGCACTGGCTCGCCGAGATGGACAAGGACCGCTTCCTGACGGCCGAGGAGGCCATCGCCGAGAAGCTCCCCGACCGGATCGAAGGCGTCGGCGACGCCGAGGCCGCGAAGGCGAAGTTCGACCTGTCGGTGTTCGCGCGGAAGGACGGCCGCCGGGCCGCTGCGCGGGCCGACCTCAAGACCCCGGACTCGACCGAGCCGGGTACCCCCAACCAGAAGGAGGAGCTCATCGTGAGCGACACCATCAAGGCTGGCCTTCGCGAGCGGCTCGGCGTGACCGATGCCGAAGCCTCGGACGAGACGCTGCTCGAAGCTCTCGACGAGGTCCTCGCCGAGCGGGCCGACACCCCCGCGGCCCCGGCCGCAGCCCTTCCGGAGGGCTTCACCGCGATCGACAAGGCGGTGCTCGCCGACCTGCAGGCGAAGGCTGACCGCGGCGCGCAGGCACACGCTGAGCAGGAGCGCACGCGCCGGGACGGCATCGTCGCGACCGTGATGCGGGAAGGCCGCATCGCCGCTACGTCGCGTGATGCCATTCGTGCCCAGCTCGATAAGGACGAGGCCGGCACGGTCGCGTTCCTGGCGACGCTGCCGAAGAACACCGTGCCCGTCGAGGAGGTCGGT